TAAAGCGATTAACGATGGCTTCCAACAGTTTTGGATGATGACTGAGATTTACGGGTTTGAACGGAACAAAGACGGTACATACAAGCGAACCGAAGACGGACGATTGATTGCTATCCGTTCTAACCGTCCACGCATGAAACCAAAAGGTAACTTTGATTGGTTTGAGAATCTATGAGTAGTAACGAACCGACTAGGGGTCATGTGTGGCGGATGCGTGAGTGGGGTCGTGCTCAATATCGTAACCGACAAGCGAAGCTGAGAGCAGAGGGAGAGTGTAGTAAGACGGATGCTAGTAAGCGTATGTTACGGGTCATGGCTCCGAAGCTAGGTAAAAAGGTAGAGGATTTCATGTACACATTCGGAGGTAATACCGAGCACACAACACCGCTGTTCCTTACCTTCATCTTAGATATGTGTCCGTACCAGGTAGCAGCGTCAGCATTGCAGACATTCCTTGACCACCTCCAGTTTAATTTACCTGTTGGTAGGATGGCTTATAAGATAGGCAAAGCATTTGAGAACCAAGCACGGTGGGACAAAGCACTAGAGACCATGCATCCAAACAAGCTTGATCTGTTAGCGTTGGATGATCGGTCAAAAGCTATGAAGTTGAAGCAGTTCTATCACTATGAGGAGGAACGATTCACGCTGTGGGATAGTAAGTGTAAGACAGCTCTTGGTGCTTGGTTGTTGGAAGAGATACGATTGGAAACTGGATTGTGGGAGATTGGATTTAATACAGGTGGGCAGAAGGGACACAAACCGGAACGCATTGTCTTACCTACCGCACAATTTAAGGATTGGATCAGACGCTTTGATGCGTGGAAGGAGACTACTCGTGTATTTAAGATGGCATTACCTGACCGTCCTGTTGATTGGTACGGATTAGTAGGTGGTGGGTACAGCGTCAAGCACATGCCTCCACAAAAGTTTATTACTGGTAAACCTGTCGAATGGTTTGAGGATTACGAGAAGAGTTATCACCATGCGATGAGTGCTTGTAGCAAATTGCAACAGGTAGAGTGGCAGATCAATACCGATATGTTAGACATTGTGCTTAGGTGTTGGGAACTTGAGCGTGTCGTTGGAAACATTCCTAACTTTGGTACGATACCGGAGCAACCGAGGTATACAGGTGATTGTCCGCATGAGCTGCGAGCTTGGAAGTTAAAACAAAAAGATATTAAACAAGCGAACGATGCTAACAACAGCAAGCGGTATCAGACCTGTCGTATCCTACACCTAGCTAAGATATATAAGACTTGGGATAAGCTGTACTTTCCGTATCGTTGTGATTACCGGGGTAGAGTGTACGCTATTCCGTACTACCTGCATCCACAGGGTTCTGACTTGGCTAAGAGTTTGTTGGACTTTAAGAATGGTCAGCAAGTGGTGGATGAAGAGGACTTGGAAGCGGTACTTGTCCACGGTGCGAACATGTGGGGAGTCAAGGGTACACGGGAGGAGAGACTGGAGTGGATAGGTAAGCGACAGAAGTTTATTCTTGAAGCAGCGAATGATCCACACGGTACTGATTGGTGGACAGATGCATCCGATCCGTTCTGTTTCCTACGCTTCTGTTTAGAGTTTAAGAAGTTTACGGAGGAGGGGTACGGATATGTTAGCTACTTACCTGTTCGTCAGGACTGTAGTAACAATGGTATGCAGATACTGAGTTTGTTATTACGGGACAAAGAGATCGGTAGGATGTGTAACCTGGTGGAAGAAGACCAAGCGAATGATATGTACACAGAGTTTAGTGATATGGTGTACGATGAGCTTAGGAAGGACGGAGGTACACTGGCACAGAGCTGGATGCAGTATGGATTCTCTCGTAAGTTAGCTAAGTTAGCAGTGATGAACAGACCGTACGGTGCTACCCACTACAATCTTGTACAGGATTTATTTAAAAGCATAGGAGTTAATCATCCGTGGACGAGCACTGGTGAGATGCTTACCTCTGTGATATGGGTGAGTAAGATTGTTAACCGATTAGCTAACCAAGTATGTCGTCCAGTAAATAAAGTGATGACCTTCCTGCGTGAAAGTGTACGAGCTTTAGGGTACGACTCAGCTATTACATGGACAACACCTACTGGATTTAAAGTGGTACAGAGCTACCGTAAGTATAAGAAGAAGGTAGAGGTACAATCTGTCTTTCAAAACCTGAGCGTTGCTATACAAGTAGATGAGATGGAAGATAAGATTGATCCGAAGGGACAAGGCAACGCAGTCACTGCTAACTTTATCCACAGTCTTGACGCATGTATTGTACATCAAGTAGCTAATGAGGTTGACTTTGACTTGGCTACTATTCATGACTGCTTTGTGACTCACGCTTGTAATGTACGAAAATGTAATACGATTGTACGACAGATGTATGCAAAGACTTTTTCTGTTGATCTCCTGACTGAGTTCCGAATGGAGCAAATCAACAACAACCCGACCTCAGAACTTCCATCCGTGCCGGAACTTGGAGACTTAGATGTCTCGGCAGTAAAGCGTATGAAGTATCTGTTGTCTTAACACCGATAATAAATAATAGATATGGCACTAAAAGCTAGAAAGAAACACGAGATTATTAAAGCTAAAGGAGTGGCTAAGTACTGTCACCTTAACGAACCAAACAAAAAGTTTGAACCGGAGTTTGGTGTGTACAGCTGTGATCTCATCATCGATAAAGAACAAGCAGACGCTATCAAACAGAAACTTCGTCCGTTGTACGAGGAAGAGTTGCGTGAAGTACAGGAACAACATACTGGTAAGAAGATTACACAGCGTGAGTTTCCGATTGATGAAGTGGATGGCGGATACCTGATTAAAGTAAAGATGAAAGCAGGAGGAAGAAAGATGGACGGTGGTGTGTATCACTTGTCTGTTGCTCTGTATGATTCACAAGGTAAACATCTCGATCCGGAAGTAAAAGTATGGGGAGGAAGCGAAGTCAATGTAGCGTTCCGTCCTAAGTTCTGGTACACAGCATCGATGGGATTTGGGGTATCGTTTGAGTTGCAAGCAGTACAAGTCTTGAAGCTTGGAGAAGGTGGAGTATCCAGCATCGCAGCATCTGCGTTTGGATTCACTACTGAAGAAGAGGGGTTTGTTAATGGCGGTGAGAACTTAGAGGGTGGATTCGATGCGGAAGAAACGGAAGAAGAGGTCATCGCCAACTTCTAAGTACCGCTCTGGATTCGAACAAACCTTAGCTAACCAGCTACAGCGTAGTGGTGTTGCTTTTGAGTACGAGACAGTAAAGTTAGAGTATCAAAAGATAGCTACCTACACTCCCGACTTCATACTACCCAACGGCATCATCATTGAAGCCAAGGGTGTATGGACGGTGGAGGATCGAACGAAGCATCTACTAGTCCGTCAACAACATCCACACCTAGACATCCGATTAGTATTTATGAATGCTTACAACAAGATACGGAAAGGAAGCAACACTACCTACGCCCGCTGGTGCGAAAAGAAAAATATACTATATGCGAACAAACAAATACCAAAACAATGGCTTTTACAAACACACACCAACCCTGCCCTAAGTGCGGATCAAGTGATGCAAGAGCCACTAACGACGACGGAAGCTGGCATTGTTTCAGCTGTAACAGTCACGCTGGAGGAGGAGAACGAGTGAGCGAACCAACACCGAGAGAGTTTGTAAACGGATCACCTCAAGCAATCGCCCGACGAAACCTAACTGAAGATACCTGTCGGAAGTGGGGTTATTGGATGGGCAGTGTGAACGGACAGCCTGTACAAATAGCTAACTACAAAACAAGAGACGGTAAGACATGTGCTCAGAAGCTACGGTTTGCTGACAAGTCGTTCGCTACAAGAGGAGAGCTGATTGGATTGTACGGTCAGCACCTGTGGAGAGACGGAGGTAGACGAGTGGTTGTTACTGAGGGTGAGGTAGATGCACTGAGTGTGTCCCAAGCTTTTGATAACAAGTGGCCAGTCGTCAGTGTGCCTAACGGAGCGGGAGCAGCTAAGAAGTTTGTTGCTCAAGCTATTGATTGGTTAGACAGATACGATCAGGTGGTCTTCTGCTTTGATATGGATGATGTGGGTAGGAAGGGAGCAGCTGAATGTGCAGCACTCTTGACACCTGGC